TCACTAGTGAACATTAATTTTTTAGTTTCAATAGAATTAACATAATTAGAACTGTAAGTAGTATTAGTAAGAGATATATTTGCTATAACCTCTGGAGCGCCCATATCATAGTTACCCCAGCCAAATTGAATACCACCACTAATAGTTACAGCATTATATGTACTTGTAGATAATGCTTTAGTTGTAGCATCAACATAATATTTAGGGCTTAAATCATTTTCAGTACCTGCTATACCTTGACCTCTGATACGAACGTAAACTCTGTCTTCCCGATCTCTTCCGATTCTATAATACAAAGGATAAGATGTACCATACCATCGAGCTGTTGGGTTTGTTCCGTTGACTTGAGGGTTAGCAACTGCACCTGAAGACCCAGAGACGCTAGCAGCTACATTAGCTAGACCAGATGTTGCTTGATGACCGTTAGCAAAATATGTAGTAAACATTACATAATCAGGTATGTTTATGTTTTGTATATGGCTATATGTTCCACCAGGTTGTGTATACAACCATTCGTTACTTGCTTCTGCTGCAGCACTTGTTGGGAACATAGAAAAGCCATGCCAACCATAACCTCCAATAGCAAATTCTATTTCCCAATGACCAACAAAACCACCAGGTTTAGTAGTATTAGCTTCTCTAAAATCATTTGATCCTGGGTTAGACCACATTGTAATTGTAGGACCATATGTACCATTAGTAGTCCAATTGAGTAGAGTACCATGAGAAGGTGCAAAACCTAAATTAGATACATTATCAGAATCATATACTACTACTATTTCTGAATCAGGTATTTTTCTGTCAATAACATATACATCACCTACTTGACCTATAGGCCAACCAATCTCTGACTTAACTGGAGTCTCACTAATGACTCCAGCGACGCTATCTGAGTCTAATGTATACGCGCTTTGATTATCTATGAGCAATCTATAGAATGTATCTGAGTCAATAGCTATATGTCTAAGACCATTATACAATAGAGGGTTATCAGAATCGTTTGCTAAAAACTTTAGATTATCACTACCTATTAATCTACTTTCAGAGTCACTTGTTATTGTTACAACCTGACTTGATTGAATGTTGTTAGGTTTAAGATTATCTACTTTAATTTTTGTTAAATTAGCTCTTGCCCATCTCTGATCAGAATCACCAATTGTACCACTACCATCACCATCCATTGGTAATAAGTTTCTTGTAATTAAATCAATAGCTTGGATTAATGGTATCTCAGTACTACTTAAAATATCACCAAGTTCTGTCTGTTGATCAGAGTCGTTTTGTAATGAAAGTAATATATGATCACCAAACTCATTACGTACCTCAGAGTCAGTTTCGTACACACTACTAATAACTTCTGTTAATGCTCTGGCTGCATCTGAGTCCCCACCAGGTGTAAGACCAGATAAGGCAGTAATAGCAGTACGCAGAACTTCATTACGTACTTCAGAATCTGTTTGCATTACGTTGCTATAGAGCTCAACAACTCTTCTTGCTAGATCAGAATCTTCTTCAACTGACTTTAAGAAGTTATCAGTATACCTAGATCTTAAATCAGAATCAACATCTAAGTTGTCCATTATTCTAGATGTAATTTTAAATCTTTCAAAAGAATCGTATCTTAACCACCTATCTAAATGGGATTTAAGAAATAATAATATGTTTGTGTGTCTAATAGTACCATCAGAATCAGATGTTGGTACAGTATAATATTTTCTTTCGAAACCTGATGTTATAGTATTTTCAGTATTATCTATACTATAAAAATTATCTAATGAGTATAAAGATTTATTTAACCCTTTATATGCTATAAATGTAGCTTCATCTTTTACTGGAATGGTACCAGGTCCAATAGAATCACTATCATGGTAACTTACCATCTGACCTATATCAGTTATATCTTTATATAAGCTAGCTGCATATTCCCATACACTATTACGCATAGCGTCAGAATCAAATGGTGTATTACCATCTTTATCTAAAAGCTCTACAATCTTAGTTTTATTCAGCTTTGCGTAGAAGCTGTAGAGTGTAAATCTTTTAGGTTGGTTTCTATATGTAAATTTACCTGACATGGTCTACCTTATGATAATACTAATCTTAACCACTGTCCACCATCCCAGAAAACTGGATATGCTGTTGAGCCTCCAATACTTTTTGGATCCCAGTTAACACCATCTGCGACAGTAATAGTTCCTGGTCTTAAACCTTCATAGCCCAACTCATCAGAATCAGGAGGGCTAGCCATTGGAGCAAAAACAATAACATCATCAAATGTTCTACCAGTACCAATTGTGTGGTATGTAGTACCATCATAATAGAAAGTCTTTTTATTAGTAGAGTTGTGGCTTATTCTACCTATTTTCATTGCAGCTTTAACAGCGGTATCTGTACCTGACGATACATCAACTATAGGACCATTTGCTAGGGTGTTTTTATTATCTGAATCGATATAATAAATGTTACCAAAATCACCAGGAGGTACAGCTACAGTTGATAGAATAGTTGAATTCGCTATAATAGCTTCCACAGCATCTGAATCTAGACCTACAAACTGACTAAATTCAGAATCAACATTTTCTTTTAATAGACTATATAGTTTATCAGAGTCAATAGCAAGTATATTTTTACCATCATAAACTAGACCATCATTGTCATTAAATCTTAATCTATCACTTGTTACTAGCTTACCGGCACCGTCTTCTGAATCACCTACAAATACTACACCGTCTTTTTCTAAATTTCTTACTTTAACAGCATCAGCACTAATTGTAGCAAAATTACCAAAGCCCCATCTTGTTTCAGAGTCACCTATTCTACCAGTATCGTCGCTATCCATAGGTAGAACACGTCTAGCGTAAATTGTGTCAGCGTTTAATTCGGTTAGATCAATGTCACCTAACATACGTCCAAGTTCTACTTGTTGATCAGAATCGTTTCTAAGAGATACTAAGAAGTGATCACCAAACTCATTACGTACTTCTGAATCTGTATCTAATACAGAACTTACAATCTCAACTAATTCTCTTGCTCTATCAGAATCATTTTGTAGTGCTGTAATAGTAGTTAGTAATATTTCATTACGAACTTCTGAATCAGTTTGGAGTACATTACTAACTTGTTCAACAAGTCTACGAGAAAGATCTGAATCCTCTTCTAATGCTTTAATTACATTATCAGCATATCTATATCTTACATCAGAGTCTTCATCTAAGTTATCAGCAATACGTGATGCTAGTTTACGTCTTTCGTAAGGATCAAATCTTAACCATCTATCAAAATGTGACTTCAAAAACGTATATACGTTTACATGTCTTAGCGTACCCTCAGAATCAGACAAAGGTAATGAGTAATATTTTCTATGAAAATTACCAGTAATAGTATCCATTGAATTGTTAATACCATTATCTGAATCTAAAGAATATAACCACATTTTGAGAGGCTTATACACGTCTTTTACTGTTACAGTTCTTGCAATTGTGGTCCAATTGTTAGAACCGGAACCATCTGAATCTGCTCTAAAATTATCTGAATCAAAATAAGATAAACGACCGCCGTGATCTTGAATATCTTTGTGAAGATATGCAGCATACTCCCAAACGCTATTGTCTATAGAATCCGAATCGTAAGGAGTATTACCATCCTTGTCTAATAGTTCACGTACGTGAGCTTTGTTTAGAAACGAATAAAATGAGTTAACATCAAATCTTTTTGAGTTATTTCCGTGATTTTTTCTTCCGGCCATGTTTACCTACAAGTTATCTATATATTTCTATTTATCTAAAATAAATAAAACATGGCACTACAACAAACATATGAAAGAAAGAATATCTATAAAGATTTTGATATTTCTTTTAACTTAAACCCTATCACGGGTGATATAGGTACTAAAACTGATGTTAATGCTATTAACCAAAGTTTAAAAAATTTGGTTAATACAAACTTCTACGAAAGACCTTTTCAACCGTTTTTAGGGTGTAATATTAGAGGTTTATTATTTGAATTGGCTGATCCGATTACTATGTCAGATCTTAAAACTGCTATAAATGAAACTATAAGTAATTACGAACCAAGAGTTTCTATTATAGAATTAAGATTAGATGATTTATCTGATCAAAACGCTTATAATGTTAGAATTGTCTACAACATTCTTTCTTCTAATACTGTAAATCAATTTGAAACTATTTTAAAAAGGCTTAGGTAATGGATCAAAGACCGGTAGTAAGTGATCTTGATTTTTCTTCTATTAAAGAAGATATGATTGAATACTTTAAAGAAAGACCAGAGTTTGCAGACTATGAATTTTCAGGTTCTAGTTTAAACTTATTAATGGATATTTTAGCTTACAATACACATTACAATGCATTAACTGCTAACTTTCAATTAAATGAATCATTTTTAGATACTTCGTTAATTAGAGGCAATGTAGTTTCCCTAGCTAAGTCTCTTAACTACATACCTAGATCAGCTAGATGTTCTACAACCACAATCACTGTTAATGTTCCTAAAGTTAGTAATGAAGGTTTCTTTGTTATTCCAGCTGGTTCTTATTTTACAGCTTCTTCTGGAAGCACAAAATTTAATTTTTATACAATAGAAGATAATACTGTCTCTTTTAATAGTAATCAGATTACTAACACTATTGATTTAAAAGTTTTTGAAGGTAAAATATTTACTCAAAGATTTGTATATAATAATTCTTTAGAAGAGTTTCCATCTTTTGATTTACAAATACCTAATATTGATACAACTACTTTATCTGTAAACGTTGATGGAATAAGATACACACAAATAACACCAGAAACAGAAGGAAGTGTTAATACAGATAAAAATTCAAAAGTTTATTTCGTAGAAGAGACTATGGATGGATCTCATAAAATTATTCTAGGTAATAATGTTATAGGAAAAAAGCCAGATATAGGAAGTGTTATACTAGTAACATTTATTAAATCTTCAAGTGAAATATCTAACGGTGCTAAATTGTTTAGTGTTAATATACCAGGCAGAACAGATATTACTATTAACGGTACACCTAACGCATCACAAGGAGGACAATCTCCTGAGAGTATTCAGTCTATTAAAGACACTGCGCCACATTGGTTTCAATCTCAATTTAGAGCTGTTACAGAAAATGATTACAAAGCTTTCTTAATTAACAAATTTGCTGACATACAATCAATTAATGTTTACGGTGGTGAGAAAGTAAACGAGCCGGGTAAAGTTTTTATTGCTATCAAACCCAAATCGGGAGATAAACTTACCAATTCAACAAAAGACACTTTACTCTCTGGGCTTTTAAACAAATCAAGCGTAGTTACTATTAGACCTGAATTTGTAGACCCTTCTATTTTAAATTTGGTATTAAAAACTGTAGTAGTTTATGATGAGAGTTTATTAAGTACTAATAGAAGTGTAATAAAAACTAAAGTACAAAGTTTAATAGAAAATCTAAACAATGCATATATAGGTGACTTTTTATCTAATTTTAACGAATCAAGTTTTTCAAAACAAATTTCTGACTTAGATAATTCTATTCTAAGCTCAAATACTAGAGTGTCGATTAAAATTAAAACTAACGCGGTTAATGGTGTTCTTGATAATTATGAATTAAAGTTTAACAATAAACTATATCACCCTAATGATGGTTTTAATGCTGTTAACGGTGGTGTTCTCACATCCAACTTATTTTTTAGAGAAGGCAGAGAATATCAATCTGGATTTGATGATGATGGTTTCGGTAATGTTAGATTATTTGATTTTGTTGACGATGAAAAGATCACGGTAGAACCAAATTCAGGTAGTATTGATTATGAAACAGGCACTGTATTGTTACAAGATTTTGATCCTGCTGATGGTGTAATTAACTTTACAGCTATACCAGATTCAGTAGATGTATTAGCTACAGAAAATACAATACTTCAAACTTCTGCAGAAGATTCAAGTATTGATGTAATAGAGAAGAACGAAACTTCAGTTATTAAAAATCTTAACTTATCGCGAAGCATCTAATGAGCAATGTTGTACAACCATTTGTAAGTCAAAATTTACCTGAGTTTATTTCCTCAGATAACCCTACATTTAAACTTTTTATCGAAGCTTACTACGAGTATTTAGAAAAAAGAAATGATTCTGAAGCTCTTTCTGTTAAAGAAATGTTTAAAGCTATCGATAACCCTGCAGCGGTTGTTAACAATAGTACCGATTACAAAGATGTAGACAGTACTTTAGAGAATTTTCTTGATTACTTTAAAAGAGAAGTTTTACCTATCGCGGTAAAAACTAATTCAGTAACCGACAGATTTCTTATTAAAAAAATTAGAGATGTTTATTTAGCTAAAGGCTCGCCAAAATCATTTGAGCTTTTATTTAGAATGTTATATGATCAAGAAATAGATATTATCGAAACAAGAGATAATATCTTAGAAGCTTCAGAAGGTAAATTTTTAGCTTTTCCCTTAGTTACTTTTAAAGTTACTCAATTTTCTGAAAAGCTCAGCAATATTAACTTTACTCTTGCTTCACTTACACATTCAGATGATAATTTTGTTACTGATTCAGAAGTTGCGACATGTCTAAGCGGACAAATTCTAGGTAAAACTGCAGATAGTGATAAAGCTTTTGTTATTAGTTTACAGCTTAATTTTGCATTTGAACCTGACAGTGACGCTGTTTATAGAATTACAGATCCGGATGATAATACAATATTTTTAGAAGTTGTTCCGTTTTTATCCTTAGTTGATTTAGTTGCAAAAAATAACGCGCCGGGTTATAGTGAAGGTGATGTTATTAAAGTAAGATCAAAATCTTTAAATAAAAGCTTTAATGTTATTGTAGATAGTGTTAATAATGGCCCAGTCACTGGTTTACATTTTAGAGATAGAGGTGAGTTTTTTAACGTTGGTGATAGTTTTATATTAACACCTTCTTCTCCTGCTGACGGTTCTGGGGGTTCGGCTGTTGTTACAGAAGTTGATAATAATGGTAGAATTCTTTCAGTGGATGGTTATGCTTTAAGAACAGGTGTAAATAATAACGGTTTCTTAGCAGATGATTTTGAAAATGTTACTGTACCTATTATTAACGGTGGTAGTTACAATAAACTACCTGATGCAACAATAAACAACGGTACTACAGTAATGCAAGCTTTACCTTATGCTAGATCCAATACTTCTGGTCAAGGTCCGCAATTCTCTCCTATATCAACTGAAATAGGGACTATTGCAAATTTAAATATTAATGACAGAGGTTATTTTGCAGATACAAATGACATTGTAGTTGAAGCGCCTATGAATGTCACCATTGAAGGGTATACAAGATTTGTAAAAGGGCAGCTGGTTTCATTTCAATATATTGATCAAAAAAATCAATCGTTTTTTAATGACTCTGATAGATTAGATATTAGTATTAAAGTTAACAAAACTGTAGATGGTAACTCAAAATATAATGTTAAATCAATTAAGCTACCTTTTGATTTTGACAGCGAGTTATTTCAATGGACTGATTCAGATTTTATGATCGATTCTGATCACGGTTTATCCTTAGCTACCACTAAATGGAAAACTTTATCTGGAAGGCATCTTAATATAGAAGTAATAGATGATAGTGATTTAGGTTTTAAAGCTAGGTTAAGTAATAAGTTTCTTAACGGTTTAGATTCATATCACTTTAATCAGTTAAACAACTATACATTTAACGATTCAGATTATATTTTTAGTTGGAGAAATGATTTTAGTGATGCGAAACTTGGTGTAGATAGTGAAGTAGCAGAATGGAAAAATACTGGTTATTTTGGTATAGTAAGCAGAATAAATTCTAATAAAAGAACTTTATCAATATCATCTGTTTCTAATAGACCTTTTCCATCAGATAGTGATTTACAAAATTTTGATAAAGTAAAGAATAGAATAATTAGAATAGTAGCTTTTAACCCAGCAACTGATTCTCCTGTTATAAGAGAAAGAGAAATTTTAGCTAATATTCTTACAAATTATAACAGAGCTTCCTTTACACCTGTTTTAAGTTCTTTTGGTTCTTCTACCAGAACTTTTATAAACGAAGATGGTTTTTTAAACTCTTCTTCAGGAGGTGTTGTACAAGACAATTACTTGTATTCTGCTTACACTTATATTATTCAAAGTAATTTGTCGGTTAATATCTGGCGTGATAAAATAAAAGAAACTTTACACCCTGCAGGTCTTCTTATGTTTGGAGAGACTAATTTAAATGCAAACTCTAAAGTGCCTCTTAATATAACCGCTGTAACAGATATTGAAAATTATGATACAAACTTTACATTTGACACTGCTTTAGATCATTATTCTGACGTTAGTTTAGCAAATAGAGTAACCGCAGACAATACAAGATATGAAGCGAACGCTTTTTTGTTCTATAAACAAAATTTAACTACTTTAAATGCTCTTACAGCAAGTAGTTTTGAAAGAGGTTATGATGAAGCTATCGTATCCGAATATGGGTCTTCTTGGTTTGACTACGAACCTATGGGTCTAGTTAGAAATGAAAAAGTAAATTATGATAATTTTTACAACAATTATAATAACTTTGATTCTGACGTGTTTAATAGATCTGTTTCAACACAAGATTCAGATGGTAGTAGCTATGTAAAAGCTCTAACTATGAACTATAAAAAATATGACGGTACAGTGCAGGATTTGTATAAAAAAGAATCTAGAACTAGATCTAGTTATAGTCCTGTTAAAATTGTATCTACTAAGTTTATTGATCCTATTAACGATTTATATTCTGTATACGATTCAGATATACCATTAGCGGATCTTATTAGATGGTCAGACAGTGAAGACAAGACTTTTAAAGCCATTGATTATAACAAACTTAAATCTGTTAATGACACTAGAACATTTAAATGGTATAATACAGATAGAAAAAAAGAAATGAAATTTAAAATGAACATCGATCTTAATAAAGCTATGAGATTAGATGGTACATTAAAATTTACAGAACAAGACGGTACTGTATATGAAAATTTAGAAGCATATGAGAAGATTTGGAATACTGCAAATTCATACAGACAAGATAGTGACGGATGGGAAATAAATGGTTATAGCTCTTTTGTTCAAAATATGAAAATTAAACCTAGAAAGCTTTATGTCAAATACGCAGAGAGAAGACCTGAAGAGTACTCAAAAGTTAAAACACCATTTAAATTAATTGTGTGGGATAATACTGATTCAGATAATATATTATGGAACACGCATTATCAAACAGGTGAAGATGCTGTATTAAATAATAGTGTAGGAGCAGTCTTTGACTTCTACAGTGTAAATGAAAGAGCAAATATAGAAGAGTGGAGAGATCCCATTACTTCCATGAAGGGTAGAAAAGTAAAGTGACTGCTAAAATAACCAATAATATTAATTTACTACTAGCTAAAGCGATGTTTGATTCCTTAAAACAAAACAGGGATGATGAAACTTTCTATGCAGTAACAGCTTTCTCTAAAGATAGTGATTATTCAAATTACTCTAACTCTTTAGATAGTGAATCAGAATTTGCTGGTGGTGGTGATTCAGAATTTGCTATGGACGATCAGTCTTTCTATAGCCAAAATTCTCTAACCATGCATAGAATTTTACCTGGTGGTGTAAGTAGATGTGTACCTAGAGTTGATTGGTTAGAGAACAGAATCTACAATGCATGGCCAAGCACTTATAATTCATATGTATTAGTTAGAGAGTTTGTATCAGGTGTTGGTAGATTAAACGTGTATAAATGTTTATTTTCTCCTCTTAAGCCATCTTTAAACATACCTACAGGTGTATCAGCAACTCCTATAACAATGTCCGATGGTTATATCTGGCAGTATTTGTATACTATCTCTAATTCAGATGCTGTTAGGTTTTTAACGAGCGAGTATATTCCTGTACCAGAAAGAGTTACAGCAGAAGAAGCAGTTAATTTAATTCCAGGTACTAATAGATATTTACAGTATGCGGCTCAAGAAAATGCTCAATTAGGCGCTGTTTACAGTTTTGCTTTTGATAGTGATACATTAGCATTAAACAGAGATAGTGATTGGTCAAGAGGTAGATCAGTAAAAGTAAGATTAATAGATTCAAGATTTGATAGCGATCTAATAACTAATCATTTTAAAGCCACTATATCATTTGATTCAGATGAGAATAAATTTTTACCAGTGTTGCAAGAAAACGGATTAGGTTATGAAGGTGTGCTTAAAGTAGTCGATCAAGATGGTAAACGTATTGTTGGATGTACTGCTAAGATTGCAGGTGGGTTAGGTCACGGTTCTGATGCACCATCAGACTTAAACGCTGTTAATTTAATGTTAGTAGCAAGAAACATACCACAAGATGATTTTGAACCTTTAGCTCAAGGTCAATATCAAATGACAAATCTAATAAGAAACCCTATTGATGTCACTACTAGAAACATTGCTAATCAAGATTTTTACACAGCTTGTAAAAGTTTTAGAGTAGATGATATAACAGCTACATATAACGTAAATGATATTATTAAACCTTACCCTGTAGATGATGGTAGAAAAGGTAGAGTAGTAGCTGTAGACAACAATAGAGTGTACTATATTAATTTTATTAATGATAAAGAAGATAATAAATTTAACGATAGTGAACAAATCTCTCTAATAGACGGTGTTAATAAAATACACACAATTAATAAAACTTTTGATAGAGATGTGATTTTTAATTCAGGTGAACTTATTATCGCAGATTGGAAATCTACACCATTATTAAGATCTAAAGATCAAATTGAATCTATTAATTTCGTATTAAGTTTCTAAATAAATAATTAAACTAGACGGTGAAAAATGGCTAATATAAATTTAAACGTATCTCCCTACTTTGACGATTATGATCCAGATAAAGATTTTCTGAGAGTATTATATCGTCCTGGATTCCCAGTACAAGCTAGAGAGTTGACAACATTACAAACTTTCATGCAAAAGCAAATTGAAAGATTTGGTAGTCATATTTTTAAAGAAGGTTCTAGAGTCTCTGAAGGTAATATTACTGTAAATAGAACTGTTACTCGTCTATTTTTAACAGGGTCTGGTAATGCTAGTTTCCCGCTAGCTAATGCGCGCACGGCTTCTTCCTTAGCTGATGTAGCTACATTACAAGGTAAAATTATTACTAACAGTGACGGTACAGTAAAAGCAAGAGTTTTACTACAGCCAACAGGTTCTGTAGGAACAAGTAATATTGGTAACTTGTTTATACAATACATTACCGCTAAAGAATTTGCTAGCACTGGTGATTTTATTTACGCTACTATTGCAGATAACCCAGGGTTAGTTACAGCAGAATTAGTAAACACTTTTAATGCTGTTTCACCTTCTTGTCTTGGTGAGATTACCGAAGGTGTTTACTACGCTAATGGTTTCTTTACTAGAGTTAATGCTCAAACAGTTGTTATTAGCTCAACTACAAATACACCTTCTGTTAAATTAGGTTTTAGAGCAGAGCAAACAATTGTTACTCAAAACGCAGATGCAACTTTATACGATAATGCTAGAGGTACTTCGAATGAAGGTGCACCTGGATCTCATAGACTTAAACAAACTTTAGCTTTTGCTACATTAGCTTTAGATGCTGAAGAAGAAGAAAATTTCTTTAGAGTTGCCACCATTGAAAATGGTACAATGGTTGAAAGCGTAGTGGGTAATCCTCAATACTCTGATATCGGAAACACTCTTGCTAGAAGAACTTATGATGAATCTGGCAACTATTCAGTAAAGCCGTTTCCACTTACTATTTCTGATGCAGACTCAGATACTTATAACATACGTATAGGTAAAGCGAAAGCTTATGTTAAAGGTTTTGAAGTTGAAATTATAGCACCTAAAATTATAAACTTTAGTAAAAATAGTGATTTTGTAAGAACTAAAAGTTATAAAATTCCTTTTAATAATATTACAAATTTTTTAGTGAATTCTAGTTCTGGTAATCTTCCTGGACAAACTGGAAGTGATCCTTACACATACGCTAACAGGTTAACTCTTAAAGATTCTGATGGTGATACAATTGGTGTTGCAAGAGCATATGGTTTCTTTAATAGTAGTTTATACATTTATGATGTAAAAATGTTTCAAGTTATTACCACTAGCTCACCTATAACCGTTTCGGATGGTAATGATATTTTATCTAATAGAAATACAGGGTATGTTTATAACAATGATGGACAAGCTGGAGTAGCTGGTAATGCGACTACGTTAATTAATTGGTCAGGTAGATTCGCAAACAATCAATCTATTTCGTCTACTGTAGCTAGTATCAGTTCATCCACTACTATAACAAATTCGCAAATATTTGAATTAACAGATGTTGTTACTATTACCGGTGCAGGTGGTTTTACCGCTAGTGTTTCTGAACCGTTAAATCTTAACCCAGAATTAATTAATACAGTTTCAGCTGAGATTAAAACTCTTAGAGGTACTGCAACTGTTTTTGATAACGACTTTACTATTGTTGAAAATACTGGCATTTCTTCAAGTACCATGAATGGTTATTGGAATGAATCTAGAGTTGACGACCAAGAAGAAGTAGAAAAAACTTTAAGATTTAAATACCTGAAAATTAAAAACACAGGAGCAGCAGCACGTACAGGAACTAACTTTGGTTGGTCAGCTCAAGATAAACATATTTCTTTAGCATACCCTGATGTGTTTAAAGTATATGGGATAAATGAAGCTTCAAGTTCTAGTTTTGCTACTGGTCAGTTCTCTAGAATAGAAGTTAATACTACTGGTTTAGTTCCTGTTGGTTCAACTATTATTGGTCAAAGCTCAGGTACCACAGCTATAGTTGCCCTTCAAAACGCTACTTCAACCGGAGCAGATGATATTGCATCCACAACCGGTTATCATAGTACATTAACTGGTACAGGCTCTACTTCAACTTTAGAAGTTATATATCAAAAGAACACAGCTTTTACAACTAGTGAGGTTCTAACAGTAGTTTCACCAGCTGGAGTTTCTGCTTATACTAGCCCTATTACTTTTACTAGCTCTACTAATCCAACTGGAAAAGATCTTTCTGGGATGTATACTCTAGACAATGGGCAAAGAAGCGAGTATTATGATATTGGTAGATTGATTCGTAAAAACGGTAAACAAGCTCCTGCGACCGGTGATATTATTATCTTCTATTCTTACTTTATTGCTTCACCTGTAAATAATTTCTATTACAGTACAGATAGTTATAGCAAATTAGATTATTATAAAGATGATGTTAGGTATTATAGTGAGCCACAAGAAATAGGTTACGTTGCTAAAAACATTGGCAGAGATTTAAGAAACTCTATTGACTTTAGATTTAGAGTAGAAGATATCACTACTAATATTAATGATTCACCGTTTATGATTAGCAGTAGAAATTTCTACAATCAGCCTAGAATTAAACCTGATACAGTCTTCACTGCAGACTTTGATGAGTTCCAATCTAATATTACTTCTTTAAGTATTACTAAAGACGGATCTTTAACTTATAAAAAAGGTCAACCAGCTTTATTCAATCCTAAAAAACCAGAAGAAGTAAAAGATGCTATGTCTCTTTTCTATCTTACTATACCAGGAGGTGTAAGATACGCAGAAGAAGAAATAGAAATTGAGACTGTAGACAATAAGCGCTACACTATGAGAGACATAGGTAGAATTGAAGATAGAGTAAACAGAATTGAAGATGCTGTAGCTTTATCCCTGCTCGAATCTCAAGCTCTTCATGACGATATTCAAGGAAGAGCAAAGTCTGGATTTTTAGTAGATGATTTTTCTTTAGCTCAAAACAATCCTAATAGTTCTGCAGACACTGAACATGAAGAGTATAGAGCATCTATCGACGTAATCGACAACATGCTGATACCAGGACAAACTGACGGTGTACAACTTCCATTACAATTTTCTAGTAAAATTAATATTGATGATTACTACTATCAAACTTCAGATATTATTATAAAAAAATATAATGAAGAAGAGTTCTTATCTCAAAACAATGCAACTGGTTGTCATAGAATCAATCCTTTTGCTACATGGATTTATGTAGGTGAGTTGAAACTTACACCAAACGAACACCATTGGAGAACAAAAGTAAACAATTACTTTACTAACCTCTATGGTAGCGTAAGACCGTTCAGTGGTGATTCAGATCAGTTTAGCCAGTTCTTAAGAGTAACAACATCATCTCCTGGTGGCTCTTCAACTTCAAGACTCGAATGGTTTGGTAGAACTAACACAGTTAGCCGAAGAGTGGGTGGAAACTTTGTAGAAACTACTACTACACAAGCTCAAAGAAGAGTTACTACTACTTCTTTTGGCGCGCCAAGAGTGATAGCGGGTAAAAAACCAACTACTACTCACACTGGATCAGAAGTTATTCAAAACCTTCAAGACTACTACATGGTTAATCCAGCTGGAGGTGTTGGGTTCAAAGCTACAAATTTAAGACCTAATACTGAACATGAATTGTATATGGGTCAAAAACTTATTGACGCTTCTCTAACTTCTTTGAATGACGGAACTATAACCGGTAACTTTAATATACCGTATCAAACTTTTAAAGCGGGTGAAGAAAAAGTTATTATTAGAGATAAGACTTTAGGAGGCAAAGCTTCTAGCGCAGCTAATATCTTTAAGTCAGTAGGACACAGAGACTTTTATAATATAATTGCTGATGTAGATACTAAAAGAATTAGAACTCAAAATTTAGGTACTAAAGTAAAATCGTTTACAAGAGAAGTGGATATTCCACCTGACCGCGGCGGACCTGATGGCGATGGCGGCGGTAACGGTGACCCAATTGCACAGCTATTTAAATTACCTACTAAAGGTAATCCTACTACAGCAGATATCTTATCTGGTACTGATCTTGCAACAGAGCCAGTTGGCATTATTACATCAATAGATCTTTGGTTGTGTTTTGTAGATATTAGACCTGTAATGGATAAAATTATTATTGAAATAAGAGAAACAGTAAATGGTTATCCTGGAGGTCCTGACGAAACTATAGGTGATACAGGTTGGATTAATATTGATAAATCAATGGAAGTAAAATCGCCTACTTCTACTAATTCAACAAACTTTAGATTTAAAGAACCTGTATATCTAAAAGGTGATACAGAATACGCTATTGTAATAAAATCTCCTTCAGATGTTTCTGAAGTATTTGTTGCGGAAATAGGTAAACAGCTTTTAGATGGTTCTGGTATTCATGACCAACAACCTAACGTAGGTGGTTATTTTGGATCATTCTTTATATCTCAAAATCAAACTACATGGTCAGCTGAACAAAATTTTGATCTAGCATTCAAACTTAATAGAGCTAATTTTGATATAGATGGTACAGGTACACCTCCTACATCTACATTAATAATGAAAAATGAATTATCAAACCTTAAAGTACATAAAGCTGATATTGGTGCTTTCAATAGAGGATTAGCTATTGAGACATTTGAAAATTCTAATTATGTAAGAATTAACCACCCTAATCATGGCATGCATTTTAACAATGCTCAGGTTACATTGATGGGTCTAGATAAGTTTGGTACACCTAACAATTTTAATGGTATTCCAGACTCTGAGTTAAACTCTACTCACGAAGTATTATTTGCAACTTTAGATTCTTACTTTATTAAAACAACTACTAAAGCTACATCATCTGGAACACCACCAGTACCAGTATTTGATACCTTTGCTACTCAACCGGTTGTATACGATAGCTTAATTGCAAACGTACCATTCTTTAAAGGTAAAGCAGATGATAGTGTTAACGGTTTCATAACTGCATCTAAAAGTAACTCACTTAATTTAGTAATTGATTCAAATAAAATTAAAAACGATTCTTTAGCTAATGTTGTACAAGGTGTAGAGACTCCAATTGCTATAAATGAATATACTGAATTAGAAGAACCACATGTAGTACGTAACTTACTAAATTCTACTTCTAATGATCTTATTATGAAATATACTTTAGATAGTAATAGTATTTACAGTTCACCTGTATTTAGAATTGGGGACACTTTAAACCCTGTTGTGTTTAGAAATGTTACAGGTAAAGTTTTAAACGATTCTGATATTGAAGGTTTAACTACAACTACAATAACTCCATCTAGTAATGATCAAGCACTTCAAGAATATACTTCTAGGTTATCAGCTATTAAGTCTGAAGAAGAATTTTCTGCTTACGTAACTAAACAAATTGATTTAGAAATACCTGCAGATGGTTTCACTATAAAGTTTGATGCAGATATGGAACCAGGTTCTAAGTTAGAATTCTCATACAAAGCTAGACAAAAAGGAGATCTTACACCGTTTGATCAAATTGCTTGGGATGATTTTAAAGCTTCAGAATTTGTAACAGAAGCTAATAACGGACCGTTTACATCAGATACTGACTTTAAAGAGTATACTGTTAATGCTACAGTTCCTTATGAGTATTCTTCTTTCAAAATTAGAATACGAATGATTACAACAAACGAAGCTCAAATTCCACGCATTAAAGATCTAAGAATTATAGCAGATATTTAATGAGTAATACACGAATAAAAGGTCACAGTAATCTAGTTAAAAGAAATGGTGCTGTGATTAATACAAATAAAAAAGTCTACGAAGCTGCTAAAAAACGTAAAGCTGATAAAGACAGAGTAGACTTGTTAGAAAATAAAATAAATAGAATAGAAACTTTATTGGAAAAGTTAGTAGAACAGAATGGCTAGATACGCATCGTTAAATAGAAGACTTGATTACCACTTATACCCGCAAGGTCGCTCAGCTAGTGAGCCTTCTCTAATACCTAATGTGAAAGATTCAGATGGAAATATTGTACAGTATTATAGCGGGGATAGAATCACTTCTGAGTCGACAGTGGTTGACATTGGGTCTTCTCCTAATGCTAATGATGGTGACCCTTTACGTACTGCGTTTATCAAAATTAATAATTTCGTTGAAGCAGAGTATATCACAAATGAAATCATTGATCAAGAGCTTAACAGATTAGAATTTAACGGTCCCTTTCTAGGTATACTCGACTATGTTGATTTACCTTTAACTATGATAAGTGATAAAAACGTTGCGGTGGTAAAAACAACTTTATCTGCAGCTGGTTATAGCAGTTGGAGTACTTTATACCCTAACATCTCGTCTTCAGGTATAACATTATCAGAAGGTAACGTAGTGTTACATAAAGGTTCTTTAGTACAATATAATAAATCCTTTAATAACTATGATGTAATATACCAAAACTCAGGCGATTTTACAGCTTATGATTTTGGTACTTCTCTAGCACGCTTTAAAGATGGTATAGCAGATGCAGATTTGACACCAGCGCAACAATTAGAATTATATAACAAGTTCAATGAAACTGAAGCAGGTTCTAATATTAATAATAACGTGAAGTCGCGAAACGTAAACGATGCAATAACAGAAACACATTTACGTTTCTCCAACAGAGGGTTCGATTCAGGGTATTATGGCTAATGGCAATCAAGAACAACTACTCCGGTTTTACGATAGCGTCTACCACAGACTACAACAACGCTGATAATGATTCAGACTTCGGAGTTAATCTCAATAGATCAATCCAAAAAGTCAATAGTGATTATGCCCTCTCTGCTGGAGTTACAAATACTTATGTTGATGGCTACATCAACCAGTTTGGAGCCTCTGCTCGCTTCTCCACAAACGAACAAAGATTAATTCAAAATATGATTAGAGAGTCTATAAACGTTAACGGTATAACTGTGCGTTATATGCCTCGTTCTTCTCCTTATACTGATGAAGTGTTTAATGAAAGACCTGAAAGTAGATTTCATAGAGGTCTACAAATGGATATGTTATTAGTAGCAGCTGCAGGGTTTGAAGGTGAAGGTGATGTTATGACTACTTACGGAATTGAGTTCCGTGAAGAGGTTATTATGTCTGTTGCTATCAATAATTTTGAAAATTTATATAATTCATTTGATTCTGATCTTAAAACTAGTGGCGACAGCGAAGATGCTAAAATATTTGCAAGATCGAGACCTTTAGAAGGTGACTTGATTGTAATACCTTTTGGTAGATCTGCACAAAACAAAAATCAATACGTGCCTAAAGTATTTGAAATTCTTAGAGTTACAACTTATCATGATGGAGCATTCTTTCAGATAGGAGATAACTATCAGTATAAACTTAGATGTAGATTGTTCGAACTCAGTGGAGAAGACCTTGAATTTAATCCAACAGTTGTGGAATACAATGAGGACGGAACTCAACAAAACCTTATCGATTCAGATACAGGACCTATCGCACGAGCCAAGACTGGATTAGAATTAACAGATTCAGAAACTAAAAACTTAAACATTACAGATGACAGTGATGATCATTTTGATACTTGGGCTGAAAATAGAGCTATAGAAGAACGCTCTCAGAAAGAAGTTCGATATGATAATAAAGGAGAACCTTTAAAAGAAAAAGCAGATGTAGTTACAAAAGATTACACAGCAGAAGCGTTTGGATACGCTGGTATAATTAATAGTATAGATGATATCTAATGATAGGGCAACACTTTTATAATGAAACTATAAAAACAGCTGTATCCGTATTTGGTAGTTTGTTTAATAATATAGTTTTAAAGAGAAGAGACGGTAAGTTTCTTCCTGTTCCTATTTCTTATGGGCCTAGAACTAAATGGATAGAAGCACAAAAACAATTTAAACGTGAAGAAGAAATGTTTGAAAAGCTTTTACCTAGAATGTCTTATGAAATTGTTGCTATGGTTTATGATCAAGATCGTAAGATAACAAACAAACAAACTATCATTAGAACACCTGATAGTCTAAGCTTACCAAGACAAAGAGTTCATGCACCTACACCATACAATTTAGATTTTACTTTGTATCTTACTACTAAAAATTTAAACGATGGTTGGCAAATTATGGAACAAATTCTTCCATTTTTTACACCTGCTTATACTGTAAGAGTAAGAAACTTTCCTTTTGATAATGACTCAGATACACCTATGCCAACTAATGCATATGATATGCCGTTTATATTAACAGCAGCTACTTGGGCTGATGACTGGACAGGTGATATAGGTGATAGAAGAATAGTTGAATGGACATTAGAGTTTACTGCTAAAGTGTTTTTCTTTGGTCCTGCTGTTACTACTAATATAATATATGACTCTAGAGCTCTTATATCTATGCCTGGAAGAGATTCAGATGGAAATATACCCGAGTTATATACATTAAATAGAGCGTCTAATATAGAAGGATTAGAGACAGGTTGGGCTAATTTAACTAAGCCTGATTCAGACTCAGTTTTAGATAGCGATTCTAAAGTTAGTCCTACTGTGATTAATCTTTCTGATTCAGACGGTAACATTACTAAGATTGTTCGCGATTTAAGCTTAATTTAGGATATAAATAGAATATGGCTTCTAAAGATTTAATTAATTTAGGTACTACACCAGATTCAGGAACAGGTGATTCAGCTCGTCAAGGCGGGTTAAAAATCAACAACATGTTTGCTGATCTTTATTCTAATTTTGGTGATAACCCAATCGGTAATGATCCAAATAATACTTTTTATGGTTATAGAAGACCATTTAAAGATTATGAATACAAAGTAGGTGAATTACATCCAGCTGGTAAATATACTATTGTAAATTTTAAATCTGGTGGTCCTACAACTCCTAGAGATACTATTAAGAATATGGGATATGGTGTTGATAGTGAGGGTGAGTTTGTTGACAGTAACGCTGACAACATTCCAGATATTTTTAGAGATAGTGAATGGTATTTTCTTTCTAGAGGAGAAAGAATTACTGCAGACTTAAGAGAAGTATCTCAAGGAAGAACTGTACATTTAGTTTTACCTTTAGCAAGAGCTGGTGATGTTATTGAAGTTAGAGATTCTTTCTCTTCTTGGCAACATAAAAACATTTCAATTTGGACTACACCATACGAGTTTAGAAACGTATCACAGATTACAGAATGGAAAACTCATACACCAGAAGCATTTTCTAATTATCCAGATTCAGATGCTGTAGCTTTAACCGATCATTTAAGTGTAAAATATTACCCTGTTTATAAAAGAGTAAACTTTAATCATGAAAAATATGATTCAGATATAGCATTAAATTATCCTAAATTAGATCAAAAATTTAATATTAATGATGGTAAATCATTTGTTAACTTTAGTACGGCTCAAGATAATACACTTATTTTTACTTATCAAGGTCCAGATTCTGGTTGGGTATTAAGAAGAACTACTCTAATTAGTACGCAACAAATTATGAATGCTAGACAAGATAATTTTGAAGCGGGTGATTGGCTACAATGGAACAAACCTGACTTGACTGTTGCAGGTGAATTAGAACTTCAAAATGGTCAATACGTTTTACCTGTAGCTCCTTCTGCATTGCAAAGTGATATAGACGATGCAGTATCCCAACCAGTGTTTCAAGTATATAGAAGAATGACTGCTAACATGTATGATTCAGAAGCTTTAATTCAAATTAATAGTTTCTTATATGATTACATTAATACAGAACAAGAAACTTCTTCAAATAGAAATACATTTAAAAGATTAAAAGCTGTATTTGGTAGAGATTCAGATGGTGCCTTTAGTAATTCTCCAGACCTAGATTCTGATGGTCAAGGTCGTCCTAAAATTTATAACGGTTTTGCAGATGCAACACCTAGTCAAGTGTTTAAACAAGTTACGGTTGGCTCAATAGTTGATCAAACAGGTAATATATTATTAATTACAGATCAGCCATTCCCAGGTATGGTTCAATTATTAGTACCAGGAGCAAGAGTAGATGATTGATAGTGATAGCCAAATTCAAAGAGGTTTTGTACAACACCGTAGATCACTTACTAATGGTGTAAACGGTGAAGGTCAACCTTTAACAAGTCAAGTGCTTGAGGGTGAGATTGCAATAAATCTTGCAACTAGAAAACTTTATACTAAGCGGCAAAAATTTAGTACTTTTACTATGAGCAACACAGTAAATGACTTTGAGCAGAATGCTGGTTTTATTCTTGACTTTAATAATTTTAGTTATGACTCTGACTCTATAAACATTTCATATGCTATTAATGGAAACGCAAAAACATTAGTGCTAGATTCTGATAGTAATTTAGCTTCTATTATTTTACAAGTAAAGAATGCTGCTATAGCAGAAGTTGGAGCTGCTCAAGTTGCGACTACAGATACTTCTGTAACATTTTTTATGACTACTGGAACTTCATCTATTACGTTTAGCTCTGACTTTGTACGCTTTATTGACTTTGATTTTAAGCCTGTTTTAAGAGTTGGTTTAAATGCTAGCGCTTCGTTACAAGGTTCCAATGCTAGTACTATTATTGATTTTGATTTAGCTACATCTGGTTTTAGAAGAACCCAAGGTAATGGTAGATTAATATCCCATACAGGAGCTACTTTATACCTTAAAGACTTTGCAGGTATTATAGCAGCTGGTTATAAGATAACTCAAAGAGAGCCTAGAGACGAATACGAAATTATTGAAATTAATAACGTACCAATAGTGTTACCTAAAGCACCAGAAAAAGCTCTTAACTCAGGCAATTTTTGGATTAGAAATAGAGATTCAGAGTCGGGTAAACTATATTGGTTAGACACTTCAATTACAGATGATTCTGATTTCCAAGTATCGATTCGTCAATTAGATTCAGATACCAAAGTAGAAAAAAATGCTGTTGTAGTTGATTCTGATGGTAATGGTAACTTAATGTATGGTGAGTGGAGAGCTATTGTATCTACTTCGTTGTTAGGTTCAGGCGGAGGTAATACATTTGAAGGTGATGTAACTTTTGCTAATGACGTGACTGTTGATTCAGATCTAACTGTTAAAGGTGACTTTATTTTTGATGAAAAAAGATTTAACGATACATCGATGTTTACGGTTAAGGACGTCAATAGTAATATTGTTATTTCAGGACACTTATTTCAAATAGATAGTGATCTTCCCGATCCTGGAATTTAGGGAGTTATATAATGGCAAGACCATTTAAGTTAGACGGTTTTCGCGGAATAATTGAAATGTCAGATGCACACCTTGATAGGATGTGTTATTATTTAAGAAAAGCGTATTCAGACCAACTAAATGCTGGCGGTAACGGTAGTTTAAATGTTGGTGGTTCTGGTACAACAATTGGTTCTATGAGTGATACTAGTAGAACACGAAGAGTTAATACAGGTAGTTCTAGACAAAGTTTTCCAGGAACAGGTACTGAAACTGATTCTAGTTACACATATAAACAAATACTAAACTTTCCATCTTCGCCTACAGACACTATATTAAACGATCAAGGTTTTGTTATTTTAGACGGTACGTCAGGTGTCATAACTGCTGACGAGGCTGAAATAGTTAACACAGTCATTGCACAAACTATTACAGACATGAGAACAGGTGATGAGGTTGGAACATACAGAGTTGCAACAACAAATCCAGGTAATGGTACATGGACTAATAAAGGTACATGGTTTGTAGATACAACTTACTCAGGTTCAACAACTTACAAATTGTGGTTAAAAAGATCAGTGGCTGTTGAGCCAGGTACTTATGTTTACCCTATTAGTAAAGATGGAACATCAGGTTTAAAAGAGGTAGATATAGCTGTATCAAGTAATCTAATACAAAATATTTTACTTCCTATTTTAACTAGAGACTTGGCTACGAATAACAGTTTACGTTACAACCAACAAGTAACTCAACACACAGGAGTAGCCCGAGGCACTATTAGTGACACAAGATTATCTGGTACAAGTGAAACTAGATCAGAACCACCAGGAGGAACTGATCCAGGTCCGAGTGATGTGTATAAAGCATTCAGTACTCCATCTGGTTCTGCGGCAAATCACAACGTACAAATTTTTTATATGATTTAAGGAATCATTATGAACATTGCGAATTGTATTTTTATAAGTGAAGATGATGACGAAGTAAAAACTTTAAAATTGTTTCACGAAGACAACACCTCAGAAATTATAACTTTTAATTTAAACGATGCAAGAGTCTCTAGTATTGTTAGTCAGTGTGGTGGTGTAGAAAAGATTGAACACAACACCAAAGAGTATAATAAAAATTGGGAAAAAGAAACTTTACTTTACGAAAAGTTTAGAAAACATTTACAACACAATGATGAACTCAGTCTGCTTCTAACTAGAGATTATTCTGATGAAGAGTTGTTTAATTTAAAGATGTGGGTTTTTGAACAACCTGAAGTAGAAAGTTGTAAAGACAGAGAACTAAAGAAAAAAATTAGAACTTCGAAAAGTCTTGTAGAGATTATCGGGGTTTACTATCAGATAAAATCCATTTAAACTGTTTGTTTATAAAATGATAAAAATTTGATTCGTGTCTATCAAAAACATTCTTACTATCTACCCCTGTAAGTATAGTATGCCATTTACCATTTAAGTTCTCTATTACTATATCTTCTTCTGCTATTATGTTAGAAAGCATAGCTTCGTTATTAAGTTTAAATTTTTTCCTCAAACTTTCTGGTATAT